CAAGGCATTGCTGGATCACATACTACTGAAATGCAAACAGTTACAGTTTCAGAAAAATATTCTGGAAATCAGTATTCAATAATGCAGGCAGTTAGTAACGGACAAGTAGTGTTTACTATTAGTTCAAATCCTACATTTCAATTAGACACTACATTAAGTGCTATTACTGGTTTTGATTACATTTATCAAGGTATTACTCTAGTCTACACAAATGATAATGCAAGTCGTCTCGGTGTAACAACTGATGCTAGTATTAAATTCTGGGGAACAGCCAGTAATAGTGATAAACTTGGCGGATTAGACGCTAGTACATTTGTGACAAAAGATCTTGCATCCTTTGGATCAATTGTTCATTTTGCAGATTCTGGTTTTTATGTAGGTCCAGTAAACACCGGAGAAAAATTAAGAATATGGAATGAAAATTCTAGTGTTCCCACTTTTCAAGGACTACAGAATAATATAGCTTTAGTATTCAAAACAAAAAATTCTGCTGGCGGAGACTGTATTCCTTTACAGTTATTAAACAATGATGTTTTGCCAGGAATAACAACTACGAGCAATCTTGGTAGCAATGATTACAAATGGTCTAACATTTATACAAACTATATGTATGGGGTTGCACAAAAAGCTGATCAATTAAATGTAAATGGTAGCTATGCATCTGCCAGTATTGCAAATAATCAACTTAACGTAACCCTTGTTGCTAGAGATGCAGGTGGTAATATTAATGTTACCTATATGAATGGTACAGCAAGCCGAGCCGACTCACTAACATTTGGCGGGCAAGGAATAACTGCTAGTGCATCAGCAACTGATCCAACTACAGTAGTAGTTAGAGATCAGCAAAATGACATTTATTGTAATATATTGCATGGTACTAGCACACAAGCTAATGCACTACAAATAAACAGTGGTAGCTATTATTCTGCTACAACAGCTATGCCGTCGGGTGCAGATAAAACTAGTGTAGTTGCTAGAGACTCTTCTGGTAATTTTACAGCAGGTACTATTACTGCTACAATAAAAGGTAATGTAAAAGCCACAGATGACACAACATTGATCGACGCTTCTAGTAAAACATTTTATGGTACAGTTTCTGCTAGTAGTTCAACAAGAATATTCGCAGGTGACGGATCGGCTACAGTTCCTAGTATTGCATTTCTTTCAGATGGCGCACAAGATACTGGATTATACTGGGGCGGTGATGGCTATATTAAATTTACAAACAATGGCGTTTATTCAGCACAACTAGCACCAGGTGGCAATTTAACAGTCGTTGGTGATATGTATGCTACAATATTTCATGGTGTTGCTACAAGTGCAAACTACGCAGACTTAGCTGAAAAATATCTAGCTGATGCCCAATATGAAATTGGTACTGTTATGAGCGTGGGCGGCGAAGCTGAAGTAACTGCTAGTACAGCAGGAGATTTGGCATTGGGTGTAATTAGTCAAAATCCTGCATTTAGAATGAATCAAACTCTAGTCGGTGGTGTGTATGTTGCACTTAAAGGTCGTGTTCCTGTAAAAGTATCAGGACCAGTTAAAAAAGGACAACGTTTGGTTGCCGGCGATAACGGCACCGCAGTAGCCACAACAGATAAAACTTCAGATGTATTTGCAATAGCATTGGCAACAGATGAGAATTCAGATGTCAAACTTGTAGAATGCGTAATACTCTAAGTATAAATAAAATCGAATAAAAGGTAAAAAATGGCATCTCAAGGTTCAAAAATTTATGGAAGTGATTATAATGGGGTTCAATCAACCATAGCCACAGTCTTAGGTACCTACTATGGACAAACTGTTAATAGTGTCCAAATTGCTAGCCCCTCAACTACTAAAATTAAAGCCGCTCAGTGGCAAGCATTATATCAAGATATTCTAACTTGTTATAATCATCAAAATTCAACTGCTGGTAGTTTAACATGGCCTACCACTAGTACCAAAGTTTACTATTCTGATCTAAGTGCTTATCAGACCATGGCAAATGGTTGTTCAACAAACTACAAACAATTTAATAGCACTTACTATAGTGCTCAAACTTTAGCAAGCTCGGATAAGAGTCCAGGTTGGGGTTATAATCCTGGTAGCGAAACCGCATCTCATGGGGTATCTTGTACTTGGCCTAGCACAACTAATGCAGGATATTTCTTCAATCTAGGCGGAGAACTTAGAATTACAGCATCTATGTCTGGCGGTCAAACTGGTACGGCCGGTACAAAAGATTATTCTTGGGCCAGCATGCTATCTCACATGGGCACTGTAAAACTAGGTGTGGATGGAACCACTCAAACTACCACTTCTACCAGTGGGCAGACTGTTGATGTTTTAAGAACTGACGTTGGCTATAATCAATTATCATCATCTGATACACTTATATTTCAGATGACTAGTAGTACTTACAGCCCAAATATGATACAAATCTACGCTCATATTTCTGGAGCACAGATAGTATTAACAATTCAGTACCAAGATCGTTCTGGACAACCGAACCCGCCATGGGGTACTGACGAAACGATTACAGGAACTTTAACCAGTAATGTAACCATTTACAGTGCATCTGGAGGCCCAAGTTTTAATCCTCCAACATACCCAGTAGATTTAAAAATTACTAGTTCGTATGTGCCTAGTGTTTCTGATAGTGGTTTTAGAACCTTACGTGGCCCAGTCTAATCTATCAATCATAATCTCTTGACAAGCTAATTACTGTAGTGTTATTATAGTACACTACGGAGTTTATCTATGGATGAGAGAATCGAAAAAGCATTTGCAGTTGCTAATTACATGGCGACTTTATCAAATCAAAGACGCATACTTTTAGAAGAATATAATCAAAAATTAGTTTATTATACCAATGGTGCCAGCTTTAAAATTACACCTGAACTAATTAATTTTACAAAGACTACATTAGATTTAGGTCATACCGAAGATGTAGCATTTGTTGATGTAAATAATTTCCCTGTAGTCATTAGTAATGTTCAAGAATTTTTTGATAAAATTGTTGGAATTTATTACGAGTCTACAAACGATTATGCTGTTCAATATGCTGATTTAAAAACAAAAAGAAAAATATCGGATATTGTTGAACTATGACCACTGGAGCAGTCTTATTTGCGCAGAATAACGGTGGAGTAGATTATGTTAAACTTGCCGTATATGCCGCTAAACGTATACAAACTTATATTGATATTCCTGTATCTATTATAACAGATAGTCCGGATTGGTTAGAAAGACAGTACCCAGATCATGGTTTTGATCACATAATAAATTTGTCAGAAAATGTAGATGCAAGTCAAAAAAAACTGTTTTATGACGGATCTCTGGCTAGCAAATCTTTAGAGTGGAAAAACTTTTCAAGAGGTCAAATAATCGATCTCACACCATATGATCGCACACTAGTTATTGATAGTGATTTTATTATTAATTCGAGCGTATTAAAACCTGCGCTTGATAATGATTATGATTTTCAAATTTATCGCAATAGTATGGATCTAGCTGACTATAGATCAACAACTGAATTTGAAAGAATAAGCCAGTGGAGTGTTCCTTTTTATTGGGCAACTGTTTTCATTTTTAATAAAAATTCTATCACCCAATCGTTTTTTGATCTAGTATCTTATATCAAATCAGAATGGTTATATTTTAAAACATTGTACGGAATTAACAGTGCAATTTTTAGAAATGATTTTGCATTTAGTATTGCCATACATATTATGAATGGAAAAACAAATGGAGGATTTGCAATAGACTTGCCTGGTAAAATGATATATTCAACTGATAGAGATATTTTAGTAAATGTAGAAGATAACACAATGAAATTTTTAATACAAAAGAAAAATTTCTTAGGAGAATATACTCTGTTAAAAACAACTGGATTAGATGTTCATGTTATGAATAAGATGAGCCTTAGTCGTTATATAGATGGAGGTTCGGGTGTATAAAGGATTTTTAATTTATGCAGAAGGGCAAGTATACGTACAACAAGCCTATGCACTTGCATTAAGTATAAAATATAGTCAAGAAGAAACTAAATCTGTAAGCCTAGTTACAGCAGATAGTGTTCCAGAAGAATATAAGTCGGTTTTTGACCGCATAATTCCTATACCGTGGTATGATTCTCCAGGTGGAAAATATTCTGCAGAACATAGATGGAAAATGTATCATGCAAGTCCATATGAAGAAACTATTGTGTTAGATGCTGATATGTTACTACTAGAAGATATCACAACATGGTGGAATTATTGTAGCAATTTTGATATTAAATTTTGTAATAGAATTAAAAATTACAAATTAGACACAGTAGTTGATACTGTTCATAGAAAAGCATTTATTGCCAATCAATTAACTAGTCCTTATTTTGCACTACACTATTTTAAAAAATCTGATTCTGCATTAGAGTTTTATCGTGTATTAGAATTTGTATGTAACAACTGGGAATGGTGTTGGACTAACTTTGCACCAAATGAATATCAAAATTGGTCTAGTATGGATCTTGCTACAGCAATAGCTATTGAAATTTCTATGAACTATATTAGTGTTAATGATCAAAATAGTCCGTTAGAATTTATACATATGAAACCAGCACTACAAGAATGGCAAGATCCTATCGATCGCTGGCAAGATGTAATTACTTATGTTCTTAATTCTAAAGGCGACTTGATTGTAGGGAATATAAAACAAAGTAAATTATTTCATTATGTGGAAAAAGATTTTATTGATTTGAATACAATATCAAGATTACAGGAGTTAGTGTATGGCAAAAAAGATTAAAACTCCGATAGTTGTAAAGCCTGTAAAATATTTTGCCTATTTCAATCCTAACACTTTGCAAATAACTTGTGTTTCAAATGATGTAGAACCTCAAGAAAAATATTTTGTTGAAATGCCAGTGGAAGATTACCTATTAATTGGGCAAGCTAAGAAAAATATTCATGACTATAAAATAAATCGTATTATAAATTTTGATGGTACAGTTGAACACCATCTAATGACACAACAGATATTTGACGAGTATAATCTTAAGTCGAAATCATTTGTTTGGGTAAAAGACAAAGTTACGGAATTATCAGAGTTTGTAGTTGAATGGAATAGTACAGATAAAACATGGACTTTTTTGATTACAGATCGAGGTAGACAATTTCTATCAGGTCCGCAATACGACAGTACCATTGTTGTTTTTATAACGTTAGAAACAGATTTTGACTTTTTAATTAGATCATTTTATTTAAGGATACATGATTTATTAAAGAGTGGAAAAATAGTATATGATTTTGAAAGCAATATAGAAAATAAAATTAACAATATTTCTGTTGTTACTAAAAAAATGTTTAATGCTTACGGATTAAAAATAAATGATTAAAATTATAGAACAAGATATTATTTTTCTTAGCTATGATGAACCAAACGCTGAAAAAAATTATGCAGATTTAGTAACTAAAGTGCCTTGGGCTAAACGTGTTCACGGAGTAAAAGGCAGCGATGCGGCACACAAGGCTTGCGCTGCCTTAAGTGAAACAGAATATTTTGTTACTGTAGACGCTGACAACATTATTGATTCTAAATTTTTAGAAGTTGAAATTGACCTTGATAAATTAGGCCTTACACCTGAGCACGTATTTAGTTGGTGCGGGCGTGTACACGTAAATGGACTTATGTATGGCAATGGCGGATTAAAACTGTGGACACGTAAATTTGTAAATGAAATGCGCACACATGAAAACTCAGATCCAACTGATACTAAAGGACTAGTTGAATTTTGTTTTGACGACAAATACTATCAATTCAACGAAAACTATTCAGAAAGTTTTACCAATGCAACACCATTCCAGGCGTGGCGAGCAGGTTTTCGAGAAGGTGTAAAAATGTCGCTAGACCAAGGAGCCAAGGTTGCTGATTTATCTACAATATGGTGGCAAAATTATCATAGACTTTTAATATGGTCAACTATTGGCACAGATGTAGATAATGGTATATGGAGTGTTATTGGAGCTAGGGAAGGAGCTTATTTGACCAATTGTACAGATTGGGATTATGCTAATGTTCGAGATTTTGATTACTTAACTGACTACTGGAAAGAGAAACATCAAGGTGTCAGTGCAGATGAAAGTATGTCTTATAACAATTTCTTAGGACAAGAACTTAGAACAAAATGTAAACTAGAAATAGCAGATGTAGATCCAAATGGCAGTAAATTTTTCAAAACAGTATATAATAACAGCCCTCGTATAATAAGAAAACGCCATGTATGATATAATCTTTATCAGTTATAATGAAAAGTATGCTGACGAAAATTTCAATAATTTAAAAGAAAAGTTTCCATTAGCAAAACGTGTACATGGAGTTGAAGGTATACATCAAGCTCACATCGCGGCAGCTCGTAAAGCATTTACTAAAATGTTGTGGGTAGTAGATGCCGATGCAGTTATATTAAATGACTTCAATTTTGATTATAAAGTTCCTGAATGGGATTTAGATATAGTACACGTCTGGCGTAGCTTAAATCCCATTAATAATTTATCATATGGGTACGGTGGAGTTAAATTACTGCCAAAAAATCTTACTTTAAAAATGAATACTGATACTATAGATATGACAACTAATATCAGTAGTAAATTTAGAGCTATGGATACTATTAGTAATATTACTGCCTTCAATACAGATCCTTATAATACCTGGCGCAGTGCTTTTAGAGAATCTTGTAAATTGGCAGTAACTAACGACGAGGAATCTTTAAGTAGATTAGATGCGTGGTGTACTCTAAATGTCGATGCCAAATACGGATTTTATGCTTATCTAGGAGCATTAGCCGGACGAGATTACGGGGAAAAAAATACCTCCAATAAGGAGGCATTGAGTAAAATAAATGATTTTAATTGGCTACAAGATCGGTGGCTAATGGAAAAATCTCAGCTATCGCTTGAGCACATGCAATAGCAACTTCTTGATGTTCTTTTTGAGTACCGTTTGCACTACGCAATTCAATAAAATGTAAAAGTATATAAATAAATGTATGATTTACTTATATATAAAAACACATAAAATCACTGGTTTAAAATATTTAGGAAAAACAATAAAAGATCCCTTTAAATATAAAGGTTCTGGAACACGCTGGGTTTCTCATCTTAACAAACATGGAAATAATGTTACTACAGAAATAATAGGAACATTTGCAAATAATGAAGATTTAAAGAATTTTTCTATACCATTATCTGAAAAATTAGATATTATAAATTCTGATAAATGGGCAAACTTAAAATTAGAATCGGGGGATGGTGGCGATACATCTAAGTATATTGATTATTCTAAATTAAACAGAGGAAAGGGGCAAACATATGAGATACGATATGGAACTAAAAAAGCTCAAGAACTTAAACAATTAAGATCAAAAAAACTTTCAGATGTAAGAAGAGGCAAAACTTATGAGCAAATTCATGGTATTGAAGAAGCTAAAATATTAAAAAAGAAAAGATCCGAAGTTAGGAAAAAGCATAATCTTGGACGTATTCATACAGATTCTACTAAAGAAAAAATACGACAACAGGCTATTGGAAGAA